CTAAGGGGATTGCTGTACCTGTGACTCCGCTAACTCCACCTGTAGACGAAGGAATTTCAGGCATTGCTGAATCAACAATGCCTGGTAAAGCATCAGCAACTGCTGCTACAGCAGCTTTAGTTACATTTGCTTTTGCATTCTCTATTAGAGAAACCCTATTGAAGTAGACATATCCTGTCACACTCACAACTGTGAGAGATACAAGACCAGAAAAGATTGAAATTACATTTACAATTTTCTGCATGGTTTTGCTGCTACTTTCAATGTATATAGCAGGGTTTATTTTTTCTTAGGATTCTCCTTTGTTTTATTGTAGATGATTACCTCAGTCCCATCATGAGTGAAGACTAGTTCATCATCAGGATCCCAACAAAGCTCTTCATAAAGAGCATTGAGTTTCTCCATGTCTTCAAAAAGAGCATTTGGATTAGGCATTAATAGAGTTCCTCTTCTTTGTCTGTCTCAATTACACAATCAGATGTTGGGTAAGCAACACAGGTGAGAACAAATCCTGCTTCCATTTGATCATCATCCAAGAAAGATTGGTCAGACTGGTCTACAGTGCCAGATACAATCTTGCCAGCACAGGAAGAACAAGCACCTGCACGACAAGAATAATTCATATCAATACCTGCCTCTTCAGCAGCATCTAAGATATATGAATCATCAGGGCAATCAATGGTCTTTTCACCATCAGGTGTTTTAAGTGTAATTGAATAACTTGACATTAGTTTACGTGTACAGTTCCTATCATACCAGCCCCCTTGTGAGGACCACACCAATATGTATAATCCCCAGAATCAGGGAAAGTTACATCAAACTCCTCACCAGGCATCATTGCAAGTGCCTCATGAGAGAGTTCAGGGTGATCTTCTACCACAACGTTGTGTGGTGGGAGCATGTTGTTTACAAAGTGAATTGAATCACCAGCATCAATTGTAACGTCTGATGGTTCAAAAATCAAGTTTCCACCTGATCCCATTTGGACATCCACTGCCCATGCAGGTGCAGCAAGAAAAAGTGTAGCAAGAAAGGCAAATAAGAATTTCATTTTAGTTCTCCTATACAAGTGTTCCTTTTGATCTTCTGATTTCTCTGAGTTCTTCAAAGTTCTTCTGCTTGGTTCCTCCATCATATGCCCAAGCATATCCCTCCTCAATCATCATTTCATTGAGCGAAAGCTGGGAATCTGCGACGTATAACCACCCAAGGAGTCTACCATATTTGCCCATCCCACCAACAAGCTCAGTTCTGATAACAAGATCTTCTTCTCCACTAATTGCTTCCTCAAGATGTTTTTTAAGCCAATTTGTAGCGTCAATTCCTAACTCCTTTTCCTCAAGATCTCTTGTGCGTTTTTCTGGTGTGTCAATACCAGCAACTCTGACTCTTTCTTTTTTGAATAAATCAAAACCCAAATCAATTGTTACATCTATTGTATCTCCATCAACTACCCTGTTGATTTTGATAACTCTAAAATTGTAACAACTCTTCCTGCTGGGTGGAACCATTGCTCCCATTGTTGATCTCCTTTGAATCTGCTGATACTGCTATGCCTATGATGAATGTTGCTGCTGCAATTACTGCACCAGCACCAGCAACCCAACGTTCTAAAACTCTAATACGATCACGAAGTTTTTCTAATTCTTCATTTGTACCATCAATACGTTGATGGACCATTTCAATACGACGAATAGAATTTTCCAGAGTGCTGTCTATCACAGCAATCTTTGTATCCTGCTCAGCATCTTTATTGGTTAGGTCAGTCATCTTTGAGTTCATCAAAAGCCATACGCATTATATAGACAATACAATAAGTGACTCCACCTAAAAGTATTAATATGGAGATAATTACACTCCATACTGGATCATTAGGATTCTCTAATGTTCTAAGAACAAGATTCATGGGTTTCTGGGATCTACTCCCAATGATTTAAGATAATCAATCCACCACTGAGCATCTTTTATATACCTCCAGTTAGGCACATCTTGTCCTCTTTCTACTGTGTAATATTGATAGAGAGCATCATCTATAGTCTGTGCGATCTCCATACTCTTCTTCCTCTGAGTCAACATCTTCATATGCATTTGCCACATATGGTCCGTGTGGTTTTTTGGATTCTGCTCTGACATATCTTTGTTCATCGTTGACTGCTGAAATCCAAAGACTCAATTTCATTACAATCCAAATAACTATAAGGGGAAGAAAACATGCTACTAAAATGACAGGTTTCATTTGTGGTTCCTAGCAAATGGTTCCCAATGCTCCCAGCCATATTTATGGACTGCCCACATACCTAGGACAGGTACAAATATTAATGCTAGACAGAGAACACTGAGAGTAACTGGATTGTTGAGAACATATGCTGCAAAGTGTGCTACTTTATGCATCTTCTTCCTCATGGTCGTAGGTTAGTCTGCAATCCCAAAAGTAGTCCTCTTCCCACTCAGGTTCATAAAGAGGACATGGTTCTTCAAACAAATGTTGCATTCTCAGTTGTTTGATTCTTTCTCTAAGAGATTTGTAAAACTCTCTCTTTTGGTTTGAATTCATGCAGGATAATCCCATTTGGTGATTTGATCTGTTTTATGAATTGGACCCCACTGACCTTCCCTATGAACATAAGGAGCAGTTCTAATGGGACAATTTTCACCAGTGCATAGCAAATCATCAACAATTCTCCATGATTCTATCACTTCTTCAGAATGAACGAAGTGTGATTGGTCACCATTTACAGCATCATAAAGAAGTTTTTCATAACCATCAACACCCAACCAATCAGGATAACGATGAGTAAGAGTTGCTAACTCTACACCTTCACCAAGTCCTGGAGACTTAACATCAATTTGAATGTCAAGGTGAGCATGTGGTTGGAGACGAATCACAATACGATTATTTGTTTCACCCTCAAACAAACTGAGTGGAGGTGACTTTAATTTCACTACAACTTCAACACCTTGATAAGGCATCTTCTTACCAGTCATGAAATGAAAAGGAACACCCTTCCATCTCCAGTTATCAATATAAAGATCACCAGCAACAAAGGTCTGAGTCATAGACTCTGGACCTACACCCTGCTCATCACGATATCCTTCATACTGACCAGTGACCAGTTTATTTCCAAGTCTGGTGGCAGAAAGAACCTTTGTTTTCTCTCTACGAATCTCCTTAGCATCCATCTTACATGGTGCTTCCATAGCAATCAGTGCCAGAACCTGAAGCATATGGTTCTGTAACATGTCTCTGACTACACCTGCACCCTCATAGTATTGAGATCTACCCTCACAACCAATAGTCTCAGTTGCAAAGATCTGAACCTCATCTATATACTCCCTGTTCCAAAGTGGTTCAAGAAGTATATTCCCAAACCTAGTAGCAAGAATGTTATTGACAGTATCTTTACCAAGATAATGGTCAATGCGATAAACTTGTTTCTCGCGTAGATGTCTCCCCACCACAAACTGTAAATTATTAGCAGATTCAAGATCGTACCCAAAGGGTTTTTCAATAACCACACGGGATGTTTCTGGATCTTCAAGGAGTTCTGCTTTTTTGAGACTGATGATGGCATTTTCATATCTCTCTGGTGGAACAGATAAGAAGTAAGTTGTATCATCTGTTTCAGGGAGATGATACAAACTTTCTGGATCATCTAGATCACATGAAACATAGTCAAGATAGCAAGTAAAATCTTCAGGATACTCACCCAAACTATTAATCCACTCATCCCTGCTAGGACTTCTCCTAGAAGCACCAGTAATAGAAAATCCAGCAGGTAATAGATCTTTCTCCCAAAGTTTGTAAAGTGCAGGAATTAGTTTTCTCTTACATAGATCTCCAGTGGCACCAAAGATAACTATGCCTCTAGTGAGCTGTTCCATTTCCTTCATACTTGTCTGTTTCGTAGTAGTTATTTTCACCTTTTCGTATCCCGAAATATATTGTGGAAAGTACAAAGGGTATTGAGATCCATAGGAGTACATTAGCGAACATCATGACCTCCAAACATTGCTCTCATCCCATTCAAGATCTTGTTTGCATATGCTCCAAGTCTTCTTGATCCAAACCTTTCAAAGAGGGCAGTAGATATAACAGGTGCGGGTACACCAAGATCCACAGCAGCGTGAACAGTCCAACGCCCTTCACCAGAGTCTGATACTCCCCCATCAAATTTGCTAAGTTCACTATCACTGCGTAGTACATCAGCGGTAAGGTCAAGTAACCAACTACCAACAACAGAACCACGACGCCATAACTCAGCCACCTCAGCAACATCAATATCATATTGATAGTCTTCTGGATTCTCCATAGGAGCAACCTCAGCATCGCCCTCTTTGGTGTAAGCTGACCCAGCATTAGCTTCATGCAGGATATTAAATCCTTCTGCGTATGCTTGCATGATTCCATACTCAACTCCATTATGGACCATCTTTACAAAGTGACCTGCTCCTGGTGGTCCACAGTGCAACCAACCATGCTCAGCACTTGTTTCGTAATAATCTAAAGGGTTAGTCCTGGGAGCACTTCCGATACCTGGTGCAAGTGCCCTAAAGATTGGAGCGCAGGCGGATACTGCAAAATTTGCACCACCAACCATAAGACAGTATCCACGCTCCAAACCGTAAACACCACCACTAGTGCCACAGTCAATATACGACATGCCAAGTTTAGCAAGCCTTTCTGCTCGTCTGCGAGAATCCTTAAAATTACTATTGCCGTGATCAATAATAATATCTCCCTCACCACAAAACTGTAGTAACTCATTAAGTGTATCCTCTACTGTTTCTGCTGGAACAACCATCATGAATACTCCTGGCACTTTGCCAGTCATCTCTGACCCCTGATGTACTACTTGAACAAGGCTTTCCAAAGAAGTGGTACATCCACTGATATAACCCTTTTCAAATTGTTCGCAAGCTTTTTCATAATTGTTTCTGTAACCATGTACTTCATGTCCTGCTTTGATAAGACGACGGGACATTCCTTCGCCCATCCGTCCTAATCCGATCATTCCAACTTTCATCCTTTTACCTCTTTTTGAAAATATTCTGGGAGTGGACATCCCTTAAAATCGTTTATCTCATCGACTGCTAAGACAAACATTGTCGCAAATCCTAAACAGAAAGCGAATAACATCTGGGGGAAGTTATAGTTACCCATGTATGCTGTAGGATCAGGTTCATCATCGTGAGGATGAATCATCTTTTCGATCTCTAATTGCCGCTTCGACTTGGCGTCTAACTCGGTCTCTTGCTTCTGGGTCTTCTGTTTCTTTTCGGGAGTAGCCATGTTTCTGATGAAAGATAAAATGTCCTTGACATATTATAGTAATTCCAAACAAAAAAAGTGTAACTACTCCTACCCATTCTATAATGTTATCTTGAGCCATGGGAAGAGTGGTGGTATCGCTCCAATCAATCTAAGAAGCCCTTCAGAGAAAAGTCCTAGAATAAAGAACCCAACAAACATGCTGATGATGCCAGCGTTGCGATTGTGTTTGCGTATAGCATCATCAATCATTTCCTGACATTCTTCTCTAGTTATATGATCAGGAGGTTCAACTCCTTTGCCCCAGTCTTTAAACATTAATCAACTCCATTGCATCATGTAATTCTTTTGAATGGTGTAGTTCATCATTCAAAATCTCAAGGATCTTGTCGTCATGTCCATTGAAAGCAAGAAACTTGGCATAAGTTTCTGCTGCATGGATCTCTACTTCGTAAGAGAGATGGTAAGCATTGCGAGGAGATACCCAATAATAAACCACGTTAGTCCAATAGTAGATAAGGACGAGATGCTTGGCAACAAAACGATCGATAAAATAAGTATTGCCACCCCTGCTTTCCATATACTCCAGATGCTCTGTTTCATTGACTGACTGCTCGAAGTGCTGTTTCATCAAATATAGATGCTCGGGACCGCGAAGTCCCATACTTTCACGAAAGTGTAATACACTTAAAAACGCAAAATAGGGTGCCCGAGCAATTTCCTCAAGCACCCAGAATCTTTGATAATCCCGACCCCGATATAAAAAGTCGAGTATAGCAACTGTGATGTTTAAAATAATCTCGTTAAATTTCTTCATCGTGATCGTAAGTTAAACGACAGTCCCAATAGTGGTCTTCTTCCCACTCTGGTTCATAAAGGGGGCAAGGTTCTTCAAATAAATGTTCCATTCTGAGTTGTTTTATTCTTTCTCTAAGAGATTTGTAAAACTCTCTTCTTTGGTCTGAATTCATTCGACGTGAACTGTACCGATCATTCCTGCACCTTTATGGGGACCACACCAATAAGTATAGTCACCTGCTTCTGGGAATGCAACATCAAACTCTTCACCAGGTAACATTGCAAGGGCTTCGTGACCTAAGTCAGGACGATCTTCAACAATGACGTTATGAGGAGGGAGCATATTATTAACAAAATGCACCGACTCGCCAGCAGAGATAGTAACCTCTGCAGGATCAAACACAAGATTACCATTTGATCCCATTTGAACATCTACTGCCCATGCAGGGAGGGCAAGAAACAACGAAGCAAAAACGGCAATAAAAAACTTCATTAAGTTTTAGCAACTAATGCTATTTACTCAATGAAGTTTAAGGTTCAAATTGAATTGTCAGGATTTTGTGACTTTGGTATCATGGCATCTAATTGACCATCTACATAC